AATAATTCTTGCATGATAACACTCCTTTATTCTTATTTTCTATTCAAAAACAATAATAAAGTAAGTGCTCATGATATGAAAGTAATATTTATTTTTAATAGATATTACTTTTACTTTTATTAGAGACTTTAGGTTTTACAGACACCTTCCGGGATTACAAATCTCAGCCACCGCTATTAGCGGTTTAGTTCTATTATCCTATTGTTCAACTAATCTTTAATGTTGCACATCCATAGCTACCAATTACTTTTATATTAATTCCATCATAACTAACAAAGGAACTGTTTAAAGTAAATCCGCTTGATTTTTCTACCACCTCTACCTTTTTACCAATAAATTTATCAGGTAGTTTTAAGGATTTGTCAATATTTTTATGGTAATCAAGCATTAAGTAAATTACATTGTTTGCATAATACCAACTTATATTTGTTGCATCGGTATCATTATTGTAATTTATGGGGCATCTAAAAGCTACCATATCAAAGTTAGTATTAGCTGGGATAGTATTACTTGCATAGCTTGTACTATTGGTGCTAATCCCTTTTGGATATTGTTTTTGTGTTGTAAATAAATTCATTGCACTATCAATTAAATCTTTTCTTATTGAGGGTATACCCACACCAATTTCAGGGCAATAACCAAGAGTAAATCCATAGTTATTAGCTTTAGTAATTCCATCACTATTCTTTGCAAATTGTATGAATCTATCTGGTGGAGATAATGGGCTTTCCCACGTTGATTTTACTAACTCTAAAGAATCAGCAAGAGCTGTAATATCTCTTATACTTTTTAAATCATAGGTAGTTGAGCCTGCCACAAAAGGAACTGTCTTTGGTACATATTCACATATAGTTCCTCCACTTGGAATAAGCACTGCCATAGCTTGGGTAAATCCTACATAACTTAAACTAATAGCTTTAGTAGGTTTAAAACTTGAAAATATAGTACATGAACCATTGTCGCTAAACTTATAAGTTATTACTACTCTTGCTACAGTTGCTACTTGGCTACGGTCATAAGTTGGTTCTGCTACATTTCCCACATATTCTCTAATATAATACAAAAGTGAAGTTACATCAGAAATATCATAGCTATTTACAACATCTAAATGGTCACAATAATAAACTCCATCTGCTATGATTTCTGTTGTTCCATCTAACATAAATTTTTTAATTTGGTTTTTTATTGCAGGAAGTAATTGAGTTGTCGTAGTAGCAGTTATTGTTATTACTCCTGTGTGTGTTGCATTAGCGGAGTGTGTTAATGTACTTCCTGTTATGCTCCTAAAGTCCCAAAATCCAGTAACAGATTTATCCTCAGATAATACCCACAAAGTATTTACATCAACTATTCTGATAATATAAAACTTAATTCCTATACCATCAACCCACTCAGACCCATTATCAGCATTTGTTTTGCCATGTGCATTTGCAGTAATACATCGAACAAAAGCAGCCCCATGACTTGCCCCAATATAAGTGCTGTTAAATAACATAGGAGCTGTATCATCATCCGAATATTTTGTCATTGTAGGTGTTGTGGTTGCTATAGCAGCATCTACCGTTTCCTTTGGTATTAATCCTGTAGTGCTGAATTGATATAATTTATTATTATAATAATCTGAAGAATTTTTAACAAGAATGTGTTCAACTAAATCCTGTGTAGTACTCCAAGAACTTCTAATGTAAATATCATCAACAGATTTAACTATGACTAATGGTTTAGCTGCTATGCTCGGTATTGGAATACTTGCTACAGTCACACCTAAATCAGTTATTTGTTTCTGAAGTCCACTTTGAGAGGGATTTTGAATAACTCCACCACCATCCCCATAAACATAATAGCCATTGACAATATCTGCGTTATACAGTAAGGATAAATTTGTTATATTCAGTTGTGCACCATTTAATAATGTTGCTAGGGGTGTATAAATGTTATACCAATATATAAGTTTATAATCACCAATAAAGCCACTAGTCCACACAATATTAGATAATGTTACTCTAATATAGCTATATCCACTGTTTTTATTTAAACATTTCGCCTCGGCATCATAACTATCAATTAACCCTGCTCCTGGTATAGTTTTACTAACAACTGCAATATTTAATTCTGATACTATCAAAGCTTTTACATCAAAATTAAATGAAATAAATTTGCCACCTATATAAATCCAATATTCCATTAATCTAGTGGAAGCATATAAGGTATTTATATCACTATCTTTTGCCCAAAATCCAAAACATATTTTATTTGGCTTAGAAGCTAAATCAGGTAAATAAGGTAATTGCAAATAGTTTGCTGCTCCTGGGGCTGTAGTTCTAAAAATTTGATGTTTATAAGCTAATTTCCCTTTCATAGGGCTATCTGAATCTAATACCATTCTGGTAGCTGGGCTATTAGAAGTTTCAGCTATTGTTGGCAAATAAGTAGGTGTTAAAGTACCTTCATTTTTATTTAAATTAGTAGGTAGGATGATACCATTGAGCCTTGCCATTTCTGCATCTGCTCTTTGTTTTGCAGTAGTATATACAGTCCCATCCACACCAGTTCTAAGGTCTACTACCTCTGTTGAAGATGTGCCACTTTGAGCGATTATATTTCCTATTTGATTAGAAACTGCTACAACTTCCGACTTTTCAGCTTTTAATGCAAGTTGCAACGCATTAGATGCCAATTGTTCATCAATCTTTCCCATTTTAACAGGTAAGCTAACCTCACCCATTCTTCCTGCAACGATTTCTGCATTAGAACTTCCAGCATTAATTATTAAGCCATCAAATGTGACTTTTAAAGCATCCTGTTTACTGGTAGTACTCTCAACCTCAGTATTAATTGAATCTATTCCATCTGCAATACTGGACCTCACATCTCTGCCAAATACAGCAATTCTTATTGCAGATATTTTATCTATAATATTTGCCATTATAAAATCTCCTTTCTAAAGATAAATGCGATAGTTCCAGTACCTGTAACAGTTATTAGATTTGTACCCGGTTTAACTTTAAATCTCCAATCTTGATTGTCTCCAGATATAAAATTAGCAGTATATCCATTATTTAAAACGGTCATACTGCTACTACAATTTACTTTAGGAGATATAGATCTTCCTGGATTAATTAAAGTGATCATTTGGCTTCCTGTTATATTAAATTCAGATTCTTGTAGATAACTAGTTTCAAAATTAAATGTATCCCATAACTGATCGCTGCCCTCATCACTTGTCCCTTGTTTGAAAGGATAAGCTCTAAACTTAAATTGCAATTCAGCAGAATCATTTTCTTTGCTAAAGGTTGGAGCGTCTGTCACCTCTGCACTAAAACATACATCGGGCATTGAATCATGAATTAGTGGAGAATTGCCTGATAAAAGCCATTCTAAAATATTACCATATTGAGTATATAAATTTTCCTCACTGTTACCCAATAGGGTAAACATGCAATTAATATCTCTTCCTGTATAAACTATCTCATCACCTGAGCCAACAGTGCTAAAATCATAACCATCACCATTCATGAATGGAACTGGTTCAAATATCTTTTTAGGTGAAGGAGGCTGGGGCTGAAAATAATTAAGAATTAATCCGTAGTCATCATAACTATGTTTCCCATTGAAGACTAAACCTATCATACACCCTGCCCCCTTGCATTTGATTGGACTATTATTCCATTTCCCTTATCTATGTCCGGTATCAACCATTCAGCTATTTTAGCACCATTTTGTAATACTAGTTGTACTACTGTTGGCTTTGATGTTGTTGTTTTTGAATTTTCCATAGCAAGTTTTTTGCTATCTTCAGCGTTGGTTACTGTTTCGCCACCTTTAAAGTTTAAAAGTTCGGGTCCATTTTCGCCAACCCAGTGTGCTCCAGGAGCAGCATAATCTGTACCAGATGCAAAACCCCCTGTATAAATTTCAGCTTTTCCGCTAGTATTAGGTGTTATTAATTTTACAGTTGAGGTTTTATCTTGTATCTTGGTTGTATTCCATTTATTAAGCAAGTTCCATGCCTTTTCAATCCAATCACATATATCCTGCCAATGCTTAACAACCTCATATATCGCTAAGCCAAGAGCTGCCAACGCTAAAACAATCACACCAATAGGGTTTGCATCCATTGCTGCGTTAAATAACCATTGTGCGGCTGTTATTACTTTTAAAGCGGCAGACCCAGCTATCACAGCAATTTCATAAGCTTTATCTGCTGCAATTAACAACCAAAGATATAAGGTTTCCGCTTTATCTCTAATCATTTTAGCAGCTTGTAAAATTTCGTGTGCACCCATTGCTACGTTATTAGCTAATACCGCTACTTTATGCAATACCCATACTATCGTTAAAGCTTCAATTCCTGTCTTTACAAGGCCAATGTTATCTCTAATCCATGTTAAACATGCCGTTACAAGGTCTAGTCCATTCTTAGCAAGGTCAGTTGCTTTTGTTCCAGCATCGTCTGTACTCTTACCAAAGTCAGGCAGCAAATCTTTCGCTATTTGGCCTATTAAGTCAATCCATTCTTGAAACTTGGGAATAACATATTTTACCGCATCAACTATACCATTCATAGTTTTAGTAATTACAGCTTGAATCTTTGGCATATTGTCATTTATCCATGTTGAACCTTGCATAAAATATGGTAATAACTTTGTACCTATACTCCTACCCAAGTCTTCCATGTTTAATTTTGCGACTCTTACTTGGTTTGCAAAACTTGTAGATAAAGTCTTTCCAAAGTCGCCCTGAGCATCTGCGGTGACTTTCATCAAGTAATTATATCTAAGCGTTGTTTGTTCACTTTGGGACATATCTTTATATGCTGTTTTTATACCAGTAGATAGAGCAAAGGCTGCCAAATTTGCGACTGACATATTGATACCAATCTGCTTTAACGGTTCGGTTTCGCCACTTATACCGCTTCTTAACTTCTCCCACATATCAGACGTGGAAACATTGTAGAAAGAACTCATATCTCCTGTAAGCTGTACTAGATTCTTAGACATTGAAGCACTAGAATCCTCAGAAACTCCAGAGGATTTAAGCATTGCCCCCATGAAACCTACCCACTGCGTAGAGGCTGTTTTACTTATACCGGCGCTCTTTGCAGTTGTACTTGTCCAATCTTCAATAGCTTTGCTACTATTTTTAAAAGTAGTCTCTACAACATTTTGGGCTTCTACTAAATCACTAGCACTTGTAGCAAATTCATAACTTTTTTCTATAAGCCCTTTTATCCCAAGACCTGTCCCAAGAATTGCTCCTAATTTCATAGCAGCTCCACCGATTCTACCAAACGCACTGCCCATACTTTTATCAGTACTACTCGCTTTTTTATCTATATCATCCAACTGTTTACTGGTACCAGAATCTTTAAGAAGAATAGTTCCAAAGAGTTCGAAAATTTGCATCGCTTACCTCCTTCCTTGGTCCATCTTTTTTATGGCCTCGGCCCTTTCGAGGGCTTCTTTTTTATTTACTTCTTTTTTTTCAACAGTTTTAATCTTTAATACTTTTTCTTTATAATCTTCAAAACTAATAAATTGCTTTTTATCTTTCCATTTTCCGTAATCTACTAGCCATTGTTCCCATATTTTTTGTTCCAAATTTTCTTTTTTAGCTTTTAAATACATATCCATTACAATTTCAATATCAAAAGACATTAAAAATTTCATATCTCCATAACGGTGCATTAAAGTATCGAGTAAATCATCTACGTCTACTTCAATGCTAACTTGAAAAAACTTTTTAAAGCCTCATCTTCAAAAATTGCCTGTATAGACTCCATGAATATGATTGGATCACTTAACTCTTCTTTGTTTTTTCCACTTATATCAGCAATAAATTTATAAACCTCAGCTTCAGCACTAGCTATATTTTCAATAAAAATCATAATTCCGTCTATTTCCATTTCATTAATTGCATCTTCTTTTATTTTTAAAAATGCGATGTCTCTTTCTTCAACTGTCATTTTGCCCTCAGGCGCTTTTATATTTGTTGCGCTTTTAGCTAGTTTTTTAAGTTCCTCACGGATACCCATTTTTTTAATTATTTTAGTAAATGTAAAGAAGTCAGGACTTATTATTTTTCTCATCTAGATACCTCCAAATTCTTAAAAAGAAAAAGCACCCTATGAAGAGTGCTTTTTCTTAGTTATTAGTTACTGTAATAGCTGCAAAAGTATCTAAAGCAACACCGCTAAGAGATTTAACATCACTGGCATCTGCTTCAGGCTTTGTATAGCTTACTGTAACTGCTTGACCGCTTGTAGCCGGGGTTGTTAGCGTAAGGAATACTATACTTAGATCATTTACGTTTCTTACGGCGGCAGTAACTACATTAGCTACACCAGCTACTGTAACCGCAAAGCCTGTTAAAGGCACCGTTGCTGCTACAGTATCGCTAAAGTCTAATAATATTTTAGCATTATCTATCATTGGAACACTAGACAACATGAATTGATTCCCTGTCATTGGTTTAGGATATCTAATAGCCCAAGGAAGAACCTTCGGTGTAGCTGGGTCCATATGAGCTGTGAATGTTACTGGCAAAACATTATCATTATCATCCTCGGTTTTAACTTTTAAACCTTCTTTTGATAAAACATTGTAAAGTATAATAACAACTGGCTTGCCACTTCCACTAATTTGACCTACTAAAGCTATATTTTGAATATAGTCTGTTGGTAAAATGGAGGATCGTCCAGTTACCAGGTCAAAATTCGGATCACTTGTATCAATATCAGCACACATTAAAGCTGTTTTTAAAATATCAGTTGTACATTCTAAAAGATTAACAACTAAAGTTGCTTCACCGCTAACAAATATCACCAACCCTTTAATATTTTCCGATTTTATTCCGTCCACTTTTACTGTCCTTGTTTTTATAGCAATATTGACTTCGTTGCCTCCACTAGTAGCCGAAAGCAAAGCTTCACTTGCTAATCCATAATTTTTATAAACAGCTCCTGAATCAATAAGCAAATTTTGTGGGGTAGATGGGGTATAACTTACTGTATTTGTTGCGTTCATGTAATTACCTCCTCATTATTTGTAATAAACCTTTACTCTATATCTTAATTGCCTCCTCTGTATTTTTATCTCAGGGTCAGGGATTTTCAGCCTATATGGATTGTCCCTATATATAGAAACATTCATAACAGAATCGTTGTACTGTGTCTTATTTACTGCCTTATGAATCATATCTGTTAAGCCCTCAATATCTCTTATGTCAGTATCTTTGTTATCCCATATGTCTATGGTTAATGAATCGTTATCGCTAAAAGAGTTATTTGGTATACTATTGGGGAAATTTATTTCTGCATAAGGATATATTTTAGCAGCACCTTCCTGATCCGTGGGGTAGTGGTCAACGAAAGCGTTTATGAAGCTTTCAATCTTAGAATTGATTAATGTATATAGTTCTAACATCATTTACCACCCATTCTATTTTTATAGACTTGGTTAGCTACCTTTGCTAACTTTGGTATGGCATTCATTGCACCTGGCTCTAGAAAAGGTTGAGCACTTTGTTTGTTCGTACCTTTTTCAACCATAATTCCATAAGGAGCGTCTTTTGTGACACCCAAATAAATTCCTGCGTTTTTGTCCATAACCTCAGATGCTATGCTTTTTTTAAGATTACCGCTAAGCACAGGAACCAGAGGTTGTACTTCAGCAACTGCAAGAGTTCCAATACCTTCGCAAAATTCTTTCTTGCATAGCTTCATGGCCACTAGTACAGCATTTTTATAACTCTTATATGCCATTAGGTCACCCCCAAACACATAACTTCTAAGTAATCCCAGTTTATTATTGCTTTACATTCATATTTTTCAACAACGTCCTGCAGATTAGTATAATAAAAAATAGTGCCTATTTTAATAGCACTATCATAATCCATAAAGATTCTTTTATTAACCTCTATATCGTAGCCATAAGCCTTTAACAACAAGGCTGTACTATAAGGTTGTATGTCGCAATCTAAGTCTTTAACCCACGCTAAAACACCGGGAATAACTATCCCATTAACCTTTGTACTCAGGGCCCTGTTCCATACACCTACTTTAAAATTATAAAACATTTAATCACCCCATCATCCTTACTGAGGGTACTGGCAATAAAGTTTTCACACTATCAGTTATTACAACGGTTGATGATTTATAGGTTGTACTCCTTGACCCTTGGGTCTCACTCTGTATATTTTCTTTTCCTTTACCTGCATAAGTATTACAAACTAGCTCAACTATTGCATCAGGAAAGTTTGCTTCAATGTACACACCGTCATAACTACTATTGTTAAGATAATTTTTAATAAGTGTGATAGCTCGGTTTTTTAAAACAGTTAGAACTGGATCTATTGATGGGTCAGTATTACCTAAAAGAGTGTGTAAATCCTCAATAACTGGCATTTTACTCACCTTCAATAACTAACTGTTCAATTACCTTTAAAGTTTCAAATTCTTTAACCTCGGATGCTAGTATATAAATCTTTTCTCCAATAACATGAACTGCATCACCATATTTAACATTTGCAATCAATTTCACTTTTATTTTCTTTACTTTTTCCTTTATGGGTGTTTTAGTTTCCAATACAACTTCTGGTGTTATTACTTCCTTTTCATCTGCCATTTGTATCACTTTTCCTTTCAATGTAAAATAAGAGGGGTCACCCCCTCATCAAACTAACTATTTACCGTTGCTATAAAAGTTGTATCTATTGCTTCAAAAGATGGAAGAACGATAGCTGAAACTTTGGTGTTGATGTTTACAGGATCAATCTCTTTAGAAGTAGTTATTGCAACTCCTAAGTTGACGATAGTTACATCGGCATTAGCTCCGGCCATAAGATCACTTTCCTCTGGAGTAGTACCAAAGTAGGTGTTACCAAGATTTCCATCAGGCAGCAAAGTGAAAACATCATCTGGGAAGAATAATGTTGCAGCTCCATCATAGTTTTTAAACATTTTGCTATAAATAGCAACAACTAAACCAAGTTTAGCTTGAATATACTGTTTAAGCAAAGTATCAGTCATTATAACATTTAGACCTCCAGCTGGATTTAAGTCAAGCTTGATGGAGTTATTCATGAGCAAATAATTCCAAGTCTTTCTAGTACAAACCGCTCTTGTTGGTCTACTTCCGGTATCAGCTTCTACCTTGTCCATCCATCTTTGCATGTCCTGTACAGGTGTAGCAGCTGTAAGCGCTGACCATTTTGCAGTAGTAAGCAATGTTTCTTTATGTCCTGCAAGAAATTTATAATCGTAATCATAATTCACTCTGTTAGCAATTATAGAAATTCTACCAGTAGCAAGTAGTTGCATTCTCATTCTTTCAGCAGCAACTTCAGCACCAGTTACTAAGGTTGTAACATCATCGTAAATTTGATTGATCAATGGCATTAGTAAGTTATAGTTTGCGGATGCAAATACTTTGTTCAGTTCTTGTCTCTCTTTTTCGCCTATGCGCATAGACTCTTTGAAGAAAGGCATTTCAGTTTCAATTTTATCAAAACCGATTCTATCTCTCAATGTTGCTTTTGTATCAAATGCTGAAGGTTTTAAAATTGCAGGTAAACCCTTAGATCCTTTTATCCAACTTAGGTCTAAACCTAATTGTTTCTTGGAAGGAAATAAAGTTGCTCCCATGTATGGAATTGCTAATGATGGGTTATTAGTGTAATATATTCCAATTTCCTTAGATTTAAATTCATCGTAAATATTAGGCATTTATATCACCATTCCTTTCTTAAATTATTTTAAAAATATTATTCTGGATTTTAAAGCAGCAATTGCATCGGCAGTTGGAGCCTCAGGCAATTTGTTTAAATCAACAAAGCCATGAATTAACATTGCTCCTGTTGCATCACCGAAAGTCACGTCTACATCATTTAAAAGAANGCCCTCAGCATCAACACCGGCACCAGCGGTAGTTGTTGCACCACTTTGCGTATTATGTTTAGTGGCCAAAGTTGTAACATTAACCAAGATGGTATTAGCTCCACCCATTCCACCTACTATAGTTCCAGCAAGCACTATTTTGTTACCATCAGCATTGGCAACGATACCTGCATCATCTACCATTACAGGAATAGACACGTAGTGATCTGCAAATTTTAAGATCTCGTTTATGTTTGTATAAGTTGTTGAACTAAATTTCATTATAAATTCCTCCCTTTATTCAAAATAATTTTTAACTGTTGAAGCTTGTTTTTGAGATTCTTTGGCTTGATTTGCCAGTCTCATTCCCATACTGTTTGGGTCTGGTGTACCTTTTCCTTCAGGTGGTATATACCCACCTTTTAATTTTTCAGCAACGGAAGAAGTAACACCTGCATTAAACATTGTTTCAAACTTAGTAAGATTCTCAGTAGTCGTAGCTTCATCAGCGCCTATAAAGTAATCAACTAAGTCAGTGGGAAGCTTCTTATCGCTAAGTTGCTTCATGGCATTAGTCTTAAGGTCTTTTCTAGCAGATTCTGTTTTCATTTTTTCCATTTCAGCTTTCATGTTTTCCATAGCAATTTCATTTGGGTCCTTAGTTGGATATTTTTTCTTAACCTCAATATCAATAAGAGCACTTAAATTATTTGTTTTAAATGTCTCAATGCCTTTAGTCAAGTGTTTATCCTTTTCCGAATCCATGTAGCTTTTAAAATCAGCATCGTTCATTTTGCCTTTAAAGGCTTCTAAACCACTAAATTTCTTTACCAATTCAGACCCTTTAACGGATTCGTCAACATCGTCATCATCTTTTAATGTATCTATTAGTTTAATCAGATCTCTTTTTAACATTAATATCTCTCCCTTAGCCCTTCTAACAGTTTTGCACCCCTAGAAACGCAATTAAATTTTTATATTAAAAAACACCTCGAAAACAAGGTGTTTAATAAATCATTTAGTATATGTAAAAAATTGTCCAAATTGAATTGTGTGAGTTGCTTTACTTATATTTATATCCATTACTGTATCAGAATAGTTCTTTGTTTCACCTGGCTTAATGTCCGTTACTTGAATAACTTCATCGGTTAAAGGCTTTCCATCTGCATCTATATAAATAATATGAAAATCAAAATTTAATTCTACTTTATTATTGTTTGTAGCCTGACCCATAACCTCTGTTATGTCATTATTTCCATTAGGTTTTAATGTAGGTTCACCTATTTTTATTAAATTTTCTGTAGGTTTTATTGATATGGGATGTATCTTAGTTTTTGATGAAGTAGATGAACATCCTGCAAAACTAAAAATTAATATTAGTAAACTTACAAATAAACATATTCTTTTATTCATAACACCATCTCCTATATTTTATAGTATATCATAATGCTATAAAATTTAGGACACTAGCTTTTACCTTAATCCACGAGCCTTTAATTCTCTGTCATAATCTAATTTAATACTATCTACCCCGACCATTTTTTGCTTTTCTAAAATTCTATCAATTTGTTTTTCTATGTTGTTTAACTGCGACTTTACGGTTTTATAACCCTCTAATTTTATTGTGACCTTAAACTCTCCTACGTTTTCCACTAACCTTCAACTCCTTTATCTTTTAACCATGCATCATAATTTGTAAAATCAATAATGCCCTTAGTTTCGTTATCTTTTCTCCCAGTAGGAGTCCATCCATCGTAGGGAATATTTATATAGCAACAACGACAATTGGGATGCTGAGGTATATCAGGCTTGGTATTATCATCCACATCATAAATGTTGCCATCATAGGAAGCATCTACAGGGTTTGTGAGCATATCTAAAGTAGCTGAGTACATTTGTTGCTTAATTCCTGTACTACTTGCTATATCATCAATAGCCTGGCTCTGTATTCTAGCATTTTCAGTTTTAACTAGCCTTTGACTTTCGTAAGCATGGACATTAAAAGTATTTTTAATATCTCTGCCTATCTTATCAATAGTTGTATTACCCTTCATTGCCTCAGTGATAGAGCTTTGGAGCTTATCTATCATATCAGCTTTATTTGTCCATATCCTATCAGTAAATAATTCACCTTTAAATTTTTGATTAACTGCAGCATTGATGAATTCTTTTTTAAGGATATCAAACTTTAATTCAATCTTTAATCCAATATCCATGACAAAGGCATTTTTATAATAAGTATCCGAGTAAGCTTTTGCCAATATATCAGTTACCTTTTCGACCTCCACATCCCCTAAATCTTTACCTATAGTTTTAAGGGTATCATTAATTCCCACGTTGGCTTTCTGGGAGGCATTCATTTTAAGCAATCCATCTATAGCATATTTAATAAACATAGCCCCTATAACTCCGTGAATAACATCTAATGACTCCTTTTGGGCAACGTATACTGGTTTCATTTCCTCATCAGTATAGGTTTCTTCATCAATTTTAATTTGCTCTATCATTTTGCGATATTCTTCATCCATTATTTAGTCACCACAGGATTAACTACCACTGGAGGAGTTAATAATCCGGCACCTATAGAGTTAGCTTTATTTTGCTTCTCAATTTTTTTCATTTCATCAGCAACATTATCAACAAAACTTAACTGAGCAATTCCAGTTTCCGTGGATAACTTATCACCTAACTGCGCAATAATCTGAGCTGTTACCAAATCATCACTTGGGATATTATACGTAAATACCTGTTTTATATCTTTATAGTTAAGTGTTACGGAATCTCTTACAAGCAAATATTTAAATAACATCCTAAGTCTGTTTTTATTGCAATCTGTAATAGCCTTTGCGTCCAAACTACAAACATTTTCCAAAGAAATAAGCCTAGTTCTTAAAGCTAAGCTACTTGTATTACTTGATAATTTTTCATTTGCATTTATATGGCCAGAAATTTGATATATTTTATCCTCCAAGGTAGTCAATGTATTTTGGATGAAACTATCATTTATATTTTTTACAAGCCAGGTTACGGTACCATCTTTATTTGGTATTTGTATGGCGCCAAGCTCTTTCATTTTCGGCAGGTCAGTTTCTTCTATATTTACACCAGTGACTATTAAATAGGCACTTCTAAAATCACTAATTTCATTCGTTATATCACTTAAATTAGTTTCAAATGCATCTTGAAGCCCTTTAATATCCTGAAACAAATTATCCTGGTCTAATACATCGGAAATAGTGCAAATGCTTACAGGTACCTCCCCAAAATAATGAGTATCTTCTCCTGTAAAACTAGTTGCATTAATAGCTCCTTTGTAATGCATTATTTTATCTGGTAAATAGGCATCAATATAAATTGTAGTTATATCAAATCCTTTTTTAAAAATATGAAGTGCTAGTTCAATATCTCCATCGCTATTTACTAAAACATAGCTATTTAGTGGAGTTAATAGCCGTGAACAAAACTCTCCAAGCTTATTTATATAGTAAAGTTCATATGCTTCAGAATAAATTAAGCTATTTTTTAATAAATTCTGGTCATGCTTTTCTGACCAATGAGATAAATTGTATTCTATGGCATCAGTTATTTTTACATCACTAGTCTTACTTAAATAAGAAATTTTATTTCCAAGAGTATAAGAAACTTCTTCTTTAATAAACTTTTTTATAAAGTTAACCCTAGTTTGTAAATTTGACCTGTTTGTTACCATTTTATAATTTTTAAGGGCATCAGTATCGCCTTTATAGTAATCATACATTAACTGATTCCCTGCTAATTTAGTATTGTAATCGGTAAAACAATCATTTAATAATTTTTCTTGGTCATCCATTCACTGTCACCTCCTTAGAATAATTTACCTTTATCAAAGGGCTTTGCATTTTGTATTACCTTGATATCACCAATCCTATTATTAAATTCAGCAGCGATATCCGGCATATCATCGTGGACGCTAAATTTCTGCCCTCTGAAATCTAGAATCTGGTCTACAGCTTCACTATCTTCTTCAGCAAATATCATCTGCCCTTTATTCAGGACAGGAATAATAGTGGATATTTTATCATCTTTATTTTTTTTCTGAGCTTCATTGACAATCTCAATATTTCTTCCGCTAAGGGCAGGATCCTTTTTAATTTTCTTTTCAAGCAAATTTGCATCTGCTCCATTAAAGGTATTTTTCTCTATAGAAACATGAGTTATAT